AGTTAGAATCAACGAAGTCAAAGAAAACTTCACGTGTATCTTCATCTGAAAGTTCAGTATGCCTTTCAACAAATTTATCTAAGGTACTCTTTACTTCTGTAGCTAGACGGTCTCTTTGGACAATAGCTTCAATGTCCTCTTTGGTCGCCCCACCCAGTTCTTTAAGACGTTCTCTATCAGCCGCTAAAGTTTCATCTTCTTCTAACGGTTTACCGGATTCATCTTCGCTGTTTTGATTTAGCGGATTGATAAACCGGTCAGTTCCATTAAGGTTTTTTATTTGGCTCTTAGCCACCTTAATTTCTTCTGTAATTACTGCACGTTGGTCATCGGTTTTAGCAAGTTTTCTTCGTTTGACTAAATCGAGAAGCTCTATACGCTTTTCATAAGATTCGTCAGACTCAAACTTACCTTTATTAGGAACACGGAATTCATATTCCTCCGATTTCTTTTCGTCAGTTGGAGGGGTACTGGTGTCCTCCGGTTTGGGAGCTTCAGGAGTTTCCTCTTCAGTCTCTTTTTCCTTGGCTAGCTCACTAGGAGCAAGCACTTTTCCAGTTTTGATAGAATTTATTGATTCTTCTAGCTCTTTATCGAGTTCGGTTTCATCAACAACTTCTTCTTCTTTTTTATCTATATTATTATCCATATTATTATCCGCTCGTATCGTGAACGGTGACGATGGTTAATTTAATTATACAACTTTTTGGAGATAATAGCAAACTATCTATCGCTATATTTGACAAACTTAACTATTCTTTCCAATTTCTGTCTCAATGTGTCAAGATTAACAGAACCTTCATCTAAAAATGAAATGGCATGTTTTTGAAAATCTCCATCCATCGAGTCATTAAAGTCTCCAACAGAAACTGAATATTTAATAGGAACAATCACCAAATATACTTCTTTATCATTTTGCTTGTAGAACAAAATACCATCCTCAGGTTTAAACACTCTATGAAATAATGTTAATAAATCTTCTCTATCAACAGGTTTTCCACAGGTTCCTTCAAACCCTGAGGGGACTACATTCTTATAAAAATAGTCTGAGGCTGGAACTTCCTGACCTAAAGTATTTTTAATAACAACTTCATTCTTAGCTTTAACTTTTATTACATTGCTTGCTGCTGCCCCCGAACCCCTTTGGCTTGTTACCTTTGGTTTTACAACCGAAGTTGCATCTTTTTTAGGTTCGTTGGAACCTGGTTCACCTAAAACACCTTCTGGACCTTTTGACTTTTCATTTTCTTCTTCTGTTTTTTTGTTATTGTTTTCCATATTTTTTCCTAGCCGTATCGTGGCTGGTGACGATGGTTAATTTATTAGCTCTTCTTTTTTAATTTTAAATTTTTAAAACTGGCATAAAACTTTTCTAGGAAAGTTTCGTGTTCTGGTCGCAACTGAGCTTTAACTTTTTCAATATATTCTTTAGTCAAAGTTGTGACTGGAACGTCCATTTTTATTTTAGCAATTCCGTAAACTTGTTCGATAATTGCAAACTCGATAGGGTAGGGGTGTGTATAATTAATATTTATCCTCTCGCCCTTTTTCATGTCTTTATCTAGTACGCACTCAATCTGTCTTCCGACCTCAACAACATTAATTTTGTCGGTCTCAACAAAAGTTGCTTCTAGCGTATTTGAATTTACTCCACCAATAAGCATTGAAGATAACTCCTCGGCGCTTATCTCAAATTCATCTCCAGACTTAGAAATAAATTTTAACAGTTTTTTGTCAATAGCCTCTTTAGAGTAACCAATTTGAACTGTATAATTCTCCTTTTTGATTTCAGATGCTTTCATATTATTCAGTTTTTAAAAGTGCCCCTTGTCTTATATCCTCTAAGTGGTCAACCATATTTCTTAACATTGTACTTTGAACTTCCAGAGTTATAGCATTTACTATAGTTTTCCACTCAGTATCAGCAATAATTGGTACTTGCTCCATACAGTCTTTCATTAATTCAATGATGATAGGAGCGTGTTCGCTTTGGGCTAGAATTATTTTCTTTTGGGTTAGTGTTTGGTCTTCCATAAAATTATTTCTTTTTACTTGGATGATAATTAACTTGACCAGGAGCTGCGTGAGCTTTTCGAGCTAAGTTACCAATAACACCACCAGGTACTCCTTGCGCTTTAAGTTGAGCGGCTCTTCCACCATGACCTAAAACATTAGACTTACCTTCAAATGTTCCTGTTTTTTTTATTGTTGACATATTTTTAAATAAATTATGCTCCAGGAAAAAAACCTCCAGAAGCTGCTCTTCCTACAGAAGCATCAATAGCACTACCCATTGGAGTTTGTGGTCTAGGAACCTCATTAGGATTCTGAGCCATCATTGGGTCGGTACCATCCCCAGCCATTTGTTGTCCCATTGGGACAGTTTCTCCTCCGGAAGTTCCTCCAGCTCTGTTTTGCATAGCTGTAGCCTGAGCATCTATTTTCATTTGCTCTTGTTCCATCTGTCTTTGAGCATCAGATGGTTTTTTAGCTATAATAGCATCGTAATCGACCTTTGATATGTAATCAAATATATCTCCGTTTTGAATATCAAGTAGTTTTTCAAGGGCCATAAGCTGAGACGCTGCTCCCTCTGGGTCCTTATTTCTCATTGAAAATATAAGAGTTATTTGATTAGTAATGATAGGGAATAATGCCATGTAAGTCTGCTTCTGAATTTCAAGAGATGGAAGTAACATTGAATCTGGGTCGATAATAAAATCAATATAATCAGACATGTGTCCAGCATTCTTCATTTCATCGAATAATCCTTTAGAAGATATTTGACGAGTTGGCACTCCTTCCATAACTTCTCCATCTTGATTAAAATCAAAATTTAATCTTAGATTTCTGGAAGCTGCTGCTACCATTCCAACGGGAACACCTTCATCATTTAGAACCTCTTGAGATTCAATAAAATAATCAGGGTTTTGTTTAGCAAACTCAGCTAATTGGTCATCAGAATCAATCATGAAAATTTTATCAACAGCATAAGTCTGTCTAATCCAGGTATTAGCAATATGAGCATCCATTTCAAGACCATTAACCATGGAGTTCTTAGGAGGGGTTAATCTGTTGTAAGCTGCCTCTTTCATAATAACAGTAGAACCAAGTGTATTTTCGCTATTAGCACCAGCTACAATATTATTGATACCGGTATTATCTTCAATGTTTGTTTTCTGTAGTTGACCATACTTAATACCAGCCTCAACATTACCTGAAGTTTTAATAACATCAATATCAGTACCAGGATGTTTAGGATTAACAATGTTTGGACCTCTCTTATAAGTAGCAGTTCCGTTTTGAACTTGAGCACCAAAAAGCAACGGAAATATTTCCGCTTCAACTTGTTGAGCATTAAGAGAATTAATATAAGTATAGATAGCTGTATTTCCTCTCATCATTTCGTATAGTCCAACCCCATAGGGGTCATTCATATCTCTAACGAAACAACGAGCAACAACAACAGAACCATGGGAACCATCATTAGGTAATTCACCATCGAAGATAACCATCTTACCACAAACTACTACGTAGCGATTAGTTAAAACATTTTCATAATAACCAATAGTAACGCTAGTATGAGCCTTCTCCGAATTTTCATCGGTAGCTTCTGTAGTAACTGAACAATATTCTAATTTCTTTTTATTTTTTTTAGCTTCAGGATACATTTGATAAAATAAATCCTTAGTCATGTCCTTTTCGTAGTAAACTTCAGTCTGACTCCAGTAATCACCATTATTAAAACCAATACCTAACCAGGTTCTAGTAGCGTCTAATGGTTCACGATAAATATCATCAAATAAAATCTTATCAACACCATTTCTCTTAGTCTGAACTCTGCGAGGATAAACTCTCCACGCTGCCCATCCATAAGTAAACAGATTTTGATAAGTAATCATCAAAGTATTAGCACCATTTCCTCCAGTCATAGACCAGTTTCTCTTCCATAATTCGTACATGGCCTTACCATAAACTTTATCATCAGCAATAACAGTAGCATCTGGAAGTTTTCCAGCCAGAACCGAAGTTGCAATCATAATCTTTGAGAAAGCAATAGGCTCTTGGGAAACAGGAACACCAGACCTGTTCTGGTCACGGTCAGTAAGTTTTTGAGGATAAACATTAATGTCATAAGCTCCGTTAGCCATCTTATTATAAAAGACCATCGAGCCCCAACCACTTTTTTCATATAGTTTTTGGCCATAAGAAACATTGGTGTTCATTAAATTTTGCTTTATTTCAGCAGCGATAGTATCGAACCTTTCTCGATACTGACTTTTTTTCATCTCCTTCTTTTTATTCTCGATGAAATCTATAACCGCTTTGTCACCTTTCAATTTTGTATTATCCATATCAAAATATTAATGTATATATTATGATTATACCATTTTATCAAAGATAAAACAAGTAAATGTCAAATTTTTATTTTATTTTTAAACTTTTTGTCAAATTTATACGGTTAGTGACTAATTTTTGTCTGATTATCCTCCCCAAACATTATTTTCATGATACTTTCGCCTTCTCCAGCTTGAGTATCTCCTTCATATTTACCTTGCTCTTGTAGAATAGCGTAACCAATAGAGGCGGCCATGATAACATCATCGTGTTTTTTATCCATAGCCTCTGGTCTTCCCTTAATATTGCGAACGAAAGTAAACATCTCGTCTAATATCTGAGATGGAAACCCGCTATTTTTTCTAAAGAAGACTGCTTTAAGAGCCGCTAGCGCAAATGGTCTAGTAGCAGAAGTAGTTTTCCATCCAAAAAACTTAGTTACCTTCTGAGTAATATCATCAAACACTTTTCTATAATATAAATTAATATATCCCAACTTCTCCAGCGCATCGTTTACCCAAAGACCATCTTTATTAACTTCGATACCAAGCAGAGCCCAATTAAAAAACTTTCCCAACTTATAAGCCTCGGTAGCTAATTCGTCTGGGGCTACGTGGGAGAGATAAATAGCATCGCAATCCTCAGTCTTTTGATTAATAACATAAAGCACCTGCGCATCTCCGTGAGCCAACCCTTCGGCAGTATCTCCTCCGATAATATATTTAGTTCCAGCTTCCGGCTTTTTAAATATTTCCAATGAACCAGAGGATACTTCATTGAATTCAATTTCTCCTTTTTCATTATAACCAAGTTCACCCCTAACTCCTCGTTTAGCAATTTTAAGTAATTCAGCCACTTTAGCTGTTGGAAAATAAGTCTGACCTGTTGACAAAAATGCTTCTTCATGAGTAGTAGGATATTCCTGCATAAGTGATTTAATAGCATCTGGGCTATTCTTACCACCAAACTGCAACCACTTCATATAATAGTAAGTAATTTCTTTATCTGTTAGCTCGTGTTCTACCTGATATGAAGCCCAGTCAATTTCGCATATATCCATTTTTTCTACAGGCACACATTCGTAAATTTTCTTCATTTCCATATCATCATACTGCCAGTTATAGAAATGAGGTAGAAACTGTACCTGAGATAACTGAGGAGTTATTTCCTCACGATTAAGCCAGTTCTGTTGGAACATTTCATAGAAGCGTCCAGCCATACCTTCGGCCGTACTTTCAATAAAAATAAATCCATCAAAAGGAACCGTAGGAAAAGTACCACGTTCTACCTCTTCAGCACGTTTAGGAAAGGAAACACACATCTTAGCAAACTCAGATATGTGAACATAATGATAAGTACCAGAACGACCAGAGATTGAAACAGCTAGCGAAGAAGTGGAACCTTGGTCTGGTCCATAATCAATAACCACCTGAACTTTACGAGCGGAGCGATGATTAATCTTAAAAAAAGCATCCTTAACATCTTCCGCCATGTTACGAAGTGCAAACTCAATCTTCTTATCAAAAATTTCAGTAGCGTCTCCAACTTTATGGGCAATAACAATCCCTTCCTTATTAGGATTAAATAAGATTGAATCGAGAATAAAAATATCAATAAAGGTAGTAAACCCTAACTGACGTGATTTTAAAATAACATGCCTATGATAAGGACGTTCTATATTTATATAAGTATTGTAAAAATGCGCCTGAGCTCGGTTCATCTTAAAAACAGACTTGTCTCCATCCTGAGTTACAATCCAGTAAA